GGCTTATGGATGAGTTTGAAAGTTTTACAAGACATAAAAGTTTAGAGCGAGCAATTATTAAGAGTGCTGACTTGTTAGAAAAGCATGACTATGGGCAAGTTGAAGCAATGGTTAAAGAAGCAGTACAGATTGGACTTGCTCGTGATATGGGTACAGATTACTTTGATGATCCAAGAAGCAGACTGTTAGGATTAAAAGATAAAAATGGTCAAGTAACAACAGGCTGGCAAGCACTAGACAATAGATTGTTTGGTGGATTTAACAGAGGCGAACTTAATATTTTTGCTGGTGGATCAGGTGCTGGTAAAAGTTTGTTCTTGGCAAACCTAGGTGTAAACTTTGCTCTAGCAGGAATGAATGTAGTTTATCTTACACTAGAACTTAGTGAAGCACTTGTTAGTATGCGTGTTGACAGTATGGTAACAGGTATTGGTACTAGAGAGATTTTCAAGAACATTGATGATGTTGAAATGAAAGTTAAGATGATTGGCAAGAAGTCAGGTATGTTCCAAGTTAAGTATATGCCAAGTGGTAAAACAGCCAATGATATTAGAAGTTATCTAAAAGAATACGAAATTAAAATGGGCAAGAAAGTAGATGTACTGCTTGTAGACTATTTGGACTTGTTAATGCCCATTGGTAAAAAGATTAGCGCAGAAAACCTGTTTGTAAAGGACAAGTATGTATCAGAAGAACTGCGTAACCTAGCGATGGAGTTACAGTGTGTGTTTGTTACAGCATCACAGTTGAATAGAGGTGCTGTTGAAGAAGTTGAATTTGATCACAGTCATATATCAGGTGGCTTGAGTAAGATTCAAACAGCAGATAACGTGATTGGTATCTTTACAAGTAGAGCAATGCGTGAACGTGGAAGATATCAATTACAGTTAATGAAAACAAGAAGTAGTTCAGGCGTAGGACAAAAAATAGATCTAGGTTTTGACCTAGACACACTAAGAATTCATGATCTAGAAGAAGGCGAAGAAGAAGCACCAACACAACGTTCAAGTTCACTAATAAGTCAAATTAAGGCAAGAAGCTCAACAGTTGAAGAAGCTGATCCATCAGATGATCCAACTGACGGAGTTCCAGTTAAAAAAATCAAGGCAGAAGTAGGGTCATCAAAACTAAGGCAGTTTATCAATACCTTGGGTGATGACGATGAAGACTAGTTCCCATAAATTAATTGAATGGCCAATGAAACATGACCACTATGAAGTGGATTGGCCAAAGGTACGAAACAAACTAGGCAACGGTATTACCAATTGGTTACTAGAGCTAGATCCCACAGACGGCCAAGTTGTTATACTACATCAACCAGAACGTAAACGAGCAAGTCTAGCAGTTGAGTTTTACAACAAAGAAAGCGAAGATATATTTGTGAGTCTGTTAATAGGCTAAATATTATATGCGCTTAAATGATGTACTCAAAGAAGAAACAAAACGTTCAGTTACCGTAAACAAAAACCTAAATCCAAAACTTTGGGAAGGTGATCGTATGCGTGATGACGTACGAACTGCTCTTCTAAAAATTGGAAAACACTTTGAAGATTTTATTGGTGTAGACTTGCCTGTAGTAGATTACACAGTTACAGGATCAAACGCAAACTATACATGGAATGTGTATTCAGACCTTGATTTACATCTAATTGTACGCGGAGAAGTATCTGAGGAGCAGAGAGAGCTTTACACCGCTAAAAAGGGCTTATACAGCGAACAACACACCATTACAGTAAAGGGTATACCAGTAGAATGCTATGTACAAAGCATGGAAGAACCACATCATAGTACAGGCGTATTCAGTGTTGGACGCAACAAATGGATTGATGAACCAAAGAAAACCAAACCAGATATTGATGACGTAGCACTAGTTAAAAAGCGTGAAGCACTGCTACATGATACTACTAGAGCATTACTAGAACCCGAATTGGAAAAACTAAGAAAGATCAAAGAGCGTATTACCACAATGAGACGAGCAGGACTAGAACGTGCTGGAGAATGGAGTACAGAAAATCTAGTATTCAAAGATCTACGTAACCTCGGAGTTATTGATCAACTGGCAAACAAAATACGAGAGCTTGAAGATGATGAGCTTAGTTTGGAGCATGCCTAAGATGGACTTATCATTTATTACAGCAGATTTATTAAACAATATTAGTTGGTTTGATGGCATCATGTATATCGTACTTGGTCTCATTGTTTACGCAATCATTAGATGGATTAATAAAAAGATATGAACTGGCGTTATCCAACCACAGTAACCAGCGCAACATCAGACTATGTTGCTTGGACTACAGGAAATCTAGCAGGTGTAGATTTTGATCAAGTTCAAACAGTTGATCCTTTGATATCAGTTTGTGTTAACGTATCTGGTAGTACTAGCAGTTGGGATAACAATCCCGCAACGCCTACAGAGATACAAGATCAAATGAAAATCACAAGAAGTGCTCCACTACTAGTAACAGGTTTCAATCATAGTGTCACAGGCACAATCAAAGGCATTGAACTTGAAATTGTAGGACAACGATACAATAGAATCAGTGATTGGGATATACGTTTGTGGAATGGCGCAAAACTAGGCAACAACAAAAAGATCAAAATAGAACGCAACGATAGAGATCAACCCAACAACATTCCAAACACACAACTGTACGGTTCAAGTACAGACCTATGGGGAGCAGAATTAACTGCTACTATTATAAATGATCCAGGATTTGGAGTTTCAATCGAAATGGCCAGCCATCCTATTACACCACATCGCGACACAGTATACATTGACAGTGTTCGTATGCGTGTGTTTACTTAGAAACTATCTGTAGTGTAACACGCGGTGTGTGTCCAAAATTAGCACTGCCATGCTCACACTGATGATCCTCAAACTCATACACACCACCAACTAGATAATCGTCATACGTCCTTGTGCCTATACCAAACACATGTCCTGGTGCGGGAGGTGTAAGTGGTACCCATAGTCGTCTACCCTCTTCATGATCAAATGTATCGCGATGTGTAGGAAATACACAACCAGGATCTAGTCTTACAATCCACCAACGATAGCTCTCCACACCCTGTATGTGCCAAGGTTGAACTCCTAGTCCATAGTCATTAGGATAGTAAAATCTCCACTGTGCGCCAGGATAATCACGCTCACGTGTAGCATCTGCTAGTTGCTGTTTGCTGGCTGTGGCTGTTTCACGTCCAGGACGTAGTTCGCCGTTCATTGCGATTGTGCGTTCTACTAACCACGGTTGTAGTTGACTTTGTATGTTGTCAATCTGTTTCATATCAATATTTAAATACTATAAATAAACTAGCAGTTAAACGTGGAGAAAGCAATGAATGGAAGATTAGGAACAGCAGATCTAGTAGCAGGTGTATCTCAGGACGTGTATTCATGTCCAGCAGGTTACGCTGTAGCAACAGTAACAGTGGTCAATAGAGCAATTACAGAGTGCAACATAAAGATCGCAGTGTCTAGTTCAGTCTCTCCAAATCCCGAAGACTATATTGAATGGCAAACTGTTATTCCTGGTAAAGGACATATAGAACGCACAGGTGTTAGTCTAGAAGCGGGCAAATCAATCATTGTAGAATCAGACTCCGACAATGTAAACTGCGTGGTATGGGGCAGTGAGGTAGGCACATAACACAAAACTAACACCTCTACAACAAAGGTAGCAAGATGACAAAACATCTACATCTTATAGTAAGGGCCACCGTTGAAAAACCACAAACTGATCAAATACTCGCTAGACTAGAACTCCAAGACCTAATAGACCTAATAGACATGCGAACCCTTAGTGGACCGCATTCAGAATATGTACACACACCCGGTAATCGGGGCATGACCGTTAGTGCTATAATAGAAACCAGCCACGTAGTTATGCACACCTGGGATGAACAATCGCCAGCACTGGTACAACTAGACGTATACAGTTGTAAACAGTTTGAGTTACAAACTGTGTTTGATTGGTTTGCTCAGTACAAGCCTGTCAAGATAGAGTACAAGTTTTTGGATAGAGAGTCAGGTTTACGAGAAATATAATACACGTCGTGTAAATATTTTCATGAGCACACTGCACACATTTGGGTGTTCAATCACTCAAGGACACGCACTACCAGACATAGTAAACACACTCCGTCACCCAAACGGAGAACCTCTCACAGCCAGTGAAGTTGATGCGATGGGTGATAGAGCGTGGGAACAGATACACCGATACGAACCAAGTGATTGGGCATGGCCCAGTGTACTGGCCGCAATGCTTGACATGAAGTGTGTAAACCATGCTCGCCGTGGAGCCTGTTTCAATCAGATAGCACGGCAGGTAGCAGTAAACTACCGTAGCATACAGCCCACAGACACTGTGATAGTGATGTGGACATACCTAAGCAGAATCAGCCTACAGTGGCCTGCGAGAACCACAGTTCCATTCTGTACAATAGTAGACACAAACTTTGCTATGAAAACTGTAACAGCAGGATTCAACAAACTGTTTGGACTGAGCAGTAGTAAGGAAACAGGTCGAGACAGTGAACATCAAGACTGGATTGAACGCTCTGTGAAAACAGTGTACACAGATCCACGTGACACATGGGATCGCTACTATAACAGTCTAGTGCAACAGATCACAGTGGACGGCCTGCTAAGAAGTACGGGTGCTAGAGTAATACACACAAGTGTAGAAACAGAAACAGTGCTTGATCAACTGGATGAAGCAACAGAGGCGCTTGAACACAGTCTAAGAACAGAATACAAGATACCCAATCCACACGACTGGTATACGCTAGACATAGACTATAAAGGCGCACACGTGATACACGATCCTAGAATACCACCCGCAGAGAACGATATGCATCCTTCAATAGCACATCACGCCCGTTACGCAGAATACATACGGGACCGCTACTTCAAGAACTAGAGCGCGAAGCGCCAGCGGTTGCGCTAGAAAACGAGAGCGTAGCGATTGCGAAGCAAAGCGGTTTTGCGCAGATTTTTCCCCTTGACGTGTACAGTAAACAACAGTAGCAGTGTTTCACCTGCTACGTGCCCTACAGTTCTAGTGGGAACGTTCTATCACAGTGTATGTGGGAACTTCTATATATGTATGAACATGATCTGGTGGCAGTATCACAAAGTCCTTGTGTAAACAGCTCATACCTTTATACACATCATGTAGAAATTGATCATAGTATAACTGTGCTACAGTACAGTCTGCAAACGTGCCTATGTACACGTTACAACACTGTTCCCACACAGTGCTTACAGTGAGTATATAATCGAGCATACGTGCTCCTATGTAGTTGAATACAGTATTTACTACTGTCCTGTGGTGTGATCTGTTTCGTGTGATATGTTGTGTATACGGTTATTCCACT